AGGGGGGGGGTTGTTGATGATGATGATGATGCGGCGAGTTACTCGGCGAGTTAGACGGCGGGAGGTACGGCGGGGGGTCGGTGGGTTGGGGTGGGGTTTTTAAAGGGGGTTATAAGGTTTGCGGAGCGGAGGGCTTAAAAAATTTGCGTGGCATGGACGTCGTGTGCACGGCGCTTTACAGAACCGGCGGTCGGCGCTCTTAGTCTTGTTTAATTCTAATTATTTTTTAGGAAAGAGGGGGGTCGGCGGGGCCGTATTGCCCGGGTATTGCCGCATTTTGTGCGTTGGCCTTAAATTTGCGGGCGGGAGTGGGGGCATGTCCGGGCCCAAAACCCAAACAAAAATCACCCAAACCCAAACCGATTTTTCCAAGACGGGAGCCTCCCAAGGGGGGGCGGTGGTTGCAAGCGGCCGCGGCTGGTTTGTGACTAAGCGCGAGTACAACGGCCGCGTGTTCTATGACTTGCGCGTCCGGGGTACGTTTGATATGGCGCCGGCACAGGTGCTTAGGGAAGCAATACCCGCGGTTCAGAAGCTGATTGCTGAGGGGAAGATTGACGCGCCGGTTACATATACCCAGTGGATTGGCAAAAAGACCGTGCGCTACCTAATCATGAAGGACGCCGTGATGGTGCAAATCAACATGTGGGCCGGTGTGGGGTTATTGAGGCGGGTGATGGAGCTCGTGGAGGCCTTTACCAAGGCTAGCAATGGCGGTGGTGAAGACGCCGAGGACGTAGGCGAGGATAGTTAAGGCGGTTATGGCCCTAGATGAAATTGTAAACAAGGTATTGGACAAATTTGCCAGTGTGGACGACAAGACTAGGAAAGAGTTAATTGCCCAGCTGGGGGTGTATGGGTATGTGGGGCTGATGGAGAATAACGGTGTGATAAAAGTGACAATGAGTTTCAAAGAGTGTATGAAGACCGAGGGGGCGAGGTGTCTGTGGATGTTGTCTGATGGTGAGATGATTACTGGGGTATTCAGGCGGTGGGAATGGGAAGAGATATATGATGAGGTAGAGAGGTCGCCAGTGGATGTAGCTTTCTGTGCAAATGAAGACGGAATAGTAATAGGGCAGGAGTCGCTAAGGGTGGAGTGACTATGTCAGTAGCGAGGGAGATTATCAGTATAATAAACGACGCTACGTTGAGTGGGAGGGAGAAGATTGAAAGAGTGTTGGAAATCTTAGGCAGGCTTGGTGGCTTTGCGGTTGATTTGAGTATAATGGATGTGGGGGCTGTGGTTATTGATGTGTATAAGGATGAAATAAGAGTGGGGCTGATATTTAGGCGGTTTGGGAAGACGCTGGTGGTTACAATCAGGGAAGAAAAGGTAGTGGAGACATGGTGGACTCACAGGTTCCCATGATAGATGAGCCGTTAGAGGCGCCGTCTGTTAGCTGTGAGGAGCTTATGGAGATGTGTATGAGGGACGGGGTATGTGGTGTGAGGACTATGAAGCACTATGTGGTGAGGACATATGATAAGGGTACCGATTGTTAGTACTGATTGGTTCTTATGTGGCATAGCTGTGTATAATGAGAAGGGTAAGTATGTTAAGCCTAAGATAGAGACTATAAATGGATATATAGATTTACATGAATACCACCTAAAAGAGGGCAACTATTGGGTTGTTTACGTTAAGTGTGTATATGACCTATTCGATAAGCGGATTGAGAAGCTGGTAGGTGTAAGGTATATGAGGGTGTGGAGGGATGGAAGTACTGAAATAATAAGGCTGTGGATTGTGAGTGACGTAAACAGTATGCCTAGTGAGTTGCCAGATTTCGTGAAGCAGGCTGTGTTGGAGCTATGGTGACGGTTTCAGTAATTAGGGGTTCACTTGTGAAGAAGTACGTAGTGAAAGATGGCAGTGTGAGAGTTGAGCCTGATTACAATGTAATGAAGATGTATATTGATAACCATACAATTGTCTGGGATGGGTTTGACCTAATAATAATTACAACGAATGGCAATGTGGCGTATGTCTATATTAAGCCGATTGATGATGAGCCTATTGCAGTTGCTGTTAGTGATGTGCATAGGGTGAAAACAATGAAGGGTTCAAATGTAGTTGTTGCTGTTGGTATATGAGTACGGTATTAAGAATTGTGTTTGACGACGTGAATAGGGACATAGCGCTGTATGAGCATGTAGGGTACATGAGGAGGATGACACCGCTTAGGACGGGATATGAAGGGGGGAAGTATTATGAGGACTATAGGATAGAGTGGAATAAGCCGTACTATGTTGCGGAGTTTGGTGACAGCTACGTAACTGTAGATAGGGTGACGTGTGTGAGGACAGATATTGTAAACTGGGGCAGGATAAGGTGCTTCTATGGGAAGCCGATTATAAAGCCGGTATTAATGGCTAATGAGTTCTTAGAAGTAGTAAAGAAGGTGTTATTGGGAGAGGTATGAAGGTTATAATATTCTTTCCACAGGAAGGAGGGAAGACGGTAAGACAGGAGGTGGTTATGCTGGAAACGGTAGATGTAAGAAACTGCTTTGAGGAGAGCAGGAAGATGCGTAGTCGGTTTGTGGAGTGTATGTATGAGCTGATATGTCACGAGCTAGCTAGGAAGTATGCCGATGCCATGTGTGGGTTGAACCCAGAGTGTTGGAACCAGATGTATGACAAATATGTCTATTCACAGTGTGAGGCGATGCGTGAAAATATAGAGGCGGCTGTTAAGAAGCTTATCATTGATTGGGCAGAGCTAATCAAGGAGTGTGGCAAACGGAGGGATTGCATAGAGGCAAAGCTGGGTGGGGGATGAATGATACCGCCAGACGTGGAATTCTCATGGGATGTAGAAATTGTGGACTTGTTGCTGGACTTTGCAGACCTGATACTTATGTGGGCGGAGGAGGCGGACAGGGAAATTACAAGGGAGGAGGAGCTGGTAGTGGAGGACATAGCGGAGTACTTATCAAATATAGACAAGGAGGACTGGTGGTTCAGTGTATATGAGTGAAGCCAGAATTAGGAATCCAAAAGGAGCATTGCGCTATGCAACACAAAAAGGGTTGAAGGTGGGGATTAGCAGTAATAGGATTCCGATGATAGAGATTGAGCACCCGGAGATTGTATACTGTGTTTACTGGCTTAGGAGCCCAGCAAAGGTGGTATATGGTCTCGATGTGGATGAAGCGTGTAACAAAGTAGTAAACGAAATTGCTAGGTTTGTGGCGGTACAGGTTGCTATGGCGTCATTGGAGAATAGGGTTAGGAGGATGTGGATACGCGGAGGGAGGGCCATAGCGCCGTTCTACATAGGGGCTGGGAACAAGAGTGTGCATGTGATAGGGATATTTCGGTTTGGTGTTGATGAGTTTAGAAAGCTGTATATGCTGTATCAGACAGAGGCGCGATACATAGATAAGCGATATATTGACATGGTGCTGTACAAGGGCTATGCTACATTAAGAGTAACTGCTAAGGAAAAAGGAGGCCCTGTAAAGCCGGTTGCAATGTACTATTTGGAGGAAATTCTGCCGGGTAAGTTTGCGTTGACGCAACATAAATGTGACAGAGGTGTTAGGAACTTCATGAACAAGGTGTTGAATGCAATGCAGGAATTGTTAAAGGTGTCGGTGGATTGGTGCGTATGAGTCGGACAATAGAGAAGCTGGACAAGAAGATAGAGGAGGACGTGACTAGGATTTTGGAGCTGTTTCACAATGTGTCTACGTTGGAATGCAATACTGATTTGAGGTGTATGCTTAAGAAGGCTAAGATGATTGTGGAGCTGAATAAAAGGCTTGATGAGTTGCTGTTTCAGCTGGCATTTGTGTACAATACGGTGGTGAACAGCGGTGACAGTGTAATGAGGGGGATGATTGAGGATATTGTCGACATGATGGCCCAATATGGAGTGATTACAATGACTAGATGGGAGATGGCTGTAGAAAAAACTGTAAATTATAGGAAAAGAATGGATAGAGAGTGTAGGGGCAATGAAACACGTAAGGCTTGACCAAAAAGTGGGGGTGTCACTAAAGGAGCTGTATTGTCCTAAGAAGGCGATTTTGGTGAGTAAGATGACTGTGGGGCAGTATATAAGAGCCATGGTTAAGAATGTTGACAAGTTTCTCCTAGGTACGGAGGCGCATTCTTTAGTGAAGTTTGCTGATGGTTGTAGGAAAGAGGTGTCGGTGAGGTATAGGGGCTATAATTTCAGGATTGACGCAGTGTGTGAAGACGGCGATGGGATACACATATATGAGGTTAAGCTGTCGTTGGGGGAGAAATACCGGGAGTGGTACTTATGGACGTTGAGGAAGTACATGTGTATGTATATAGCAAATAACGGAGTTGATAGAGTTGTCGGACACCTAGTGGGGATTTTGGACATGAGGACAGTTACAATTGAAATGGATAGGAAGGAGGCTGAGAAGGAGTGTGAAGACATGGACAGGAGACTTGAATTGTTTGAGAAGGGTATTGAGGAGAAAAATGTAGGGATGCACTGTGATGTTTGTTTATTTAAAACGTCGTGCTTATATAGTGGAAGTTTAGGTGTATAGTATGGAAATTTACTGTGCTGTGTGTGATAAGTACATAAAGGCGAGGGAGAAGGTTGTGATTAGTAGATATGGGATTTCTATAGAGGTGGATCATAATCATAAGTATTTGTACATTGTGAGTAAAGACGTAGTAGTGCCGCTTACAGAGGAGGCTGAGAAACTGTTAAAAGTTTTGAAGTCTGTTAAGAGGTATGCATAGGGCTGAGAAGTTCATATACCTGTGGACTTATAATTCATTAGTACCTACTGCCATTGTCTATTATGCGTCGCACAGTGAGGTAGTTGTGGCTATGGTGGGTGTGTTAACAACGCTGGCAACGTGGCGTCTGTTTACTAGGCTTGATAGGGCGTTGAGTAAGATTGCTAAGATGTTTGGGCTATGATTGAGAAGGTTATTCCGTTGGCGGTTATACTACTGCTTGTGTTGTATTCCTGTAGGAGTGATAGGAGGCTGTGTGTGTTGGGCCTGACGGGGGCTGGGCTTATTGCATATGCACAGTTCAGGGGTGAGCCTAAGCCGTGGGAGGCCGTGTTAGTAGTTGCTGTGGCGGTTGCATTTATTTTATATACCTTGTCAAGATAGGCTATGTACATTTGTCATGCTAGGGCGTGCTGTCGTGACGTAAGGGGGAGGTACATCTACAGGGTGGGGGATATGGTGTTTGTAGTGGCGTATGTGTGTGGAGACGTGGAGAAGGCGTGTCTCGAGGATGAGGGGTTGAGGTGTATAAAAATAGCGTCGGTGCCTAGGGAGGTATATTTTGACGTGGTGGGGGAGAAGGAATTAGCAGAGGTTGTCAGGGCGGTGGGTATGTGTAGGTATTACAAGTTCAGGGCGGCTAATGCGTATGACGTAATTGTGTTGCCGCCATGTGAGTCGGTACCTAAAACATTTAAGAGGGCGGTTCTGGTTTGATATGCCAGCTGTATTCTATACAGTCACAAAGAATGGGATAAGAATAGACCCTAATGGGCCGTACGTAGTGTTTGTAAGAGGGTCTACGGAGGATATATTAGTGGATTTTAGAAGTTTCAAAGTGGATGTATACCCAGGGCAGATTGTTAGGTATAGGGTGTACTACATTGGAGATTACATACTTCCATTGTTTAATACTGACGATTGGGCAGTTCACGTGAACCAGTTTATAAGGAGGATGTTGTTTATTAGACACGACGTGTTAAGGGAGTACGTGATGCACTACAGAGGGTTTTCGGTACTTGTTGAGACTTTTAAGAGGGATGTGCCGCACATAGTTGATAACAGGGGGAGGAAGATGAGGGTGGTTAAGAGGGGGGAGGGGATTGATGTGAGTGGGAGGGATATTGCAATAGCGTTGGGTGAGTTTTGGGATATGTACATGCCTGAGTGGGTGGCGGTGGTATGATGTTGCTAATTGTTAGCAAGCCGGAGCCATGTTGTTACATGGGGACGTGTTATGCTTTAATGTGTGAAATTGACTTAGGCGCATTTAGAAAGACGTTGGAGGAGGAGGGGTGTGAGTACAAGTGGATTGAGACGCCTATGCATGTAGTTGTGTCCATAAAGAGGTGTAGGAGATATGACTGGATTAGTGAATTTAGGCCATTTGTGTCCGTAGTAACAGAGGCGCATTTATGATTGTGTATGTAGAGCCTGAGGGGAGGAAGTATTTTGAGAAGTATGCAGAGGACGGGTGTAGGCATATAAGGGGGTTGTATAGGTGTGTAGTGGATTCTTATAGGGTTTTTTGGGATGCGGATGAGTTAATAGAACAGTCAGTAAGGTTCTACGGGTACGTTGGAGACGTGGCGTATGTAGATGATGCTGAGAGCTATGCTGTGTGGCTTATAAACGAGGAGGAGGTCTCGGTGCCGGAGGAGTTGGTGGACGTGTTTTTCAGTCACAGGGTGGTAAACAACTGGAACGTGTACATTTTTACAATTACAAAGGAGGTCTCATACAGGGTGTTAATGGTTTGGGATATACTCAGAGGATATGACATATACAGTTTCGGAATTGGGTATATCTTCATGTCAAGGAGAATTTTTACATAGAAGTGAGTAAAGGGGGGCTGGTATTTTTGTATATGCGAAATGTTTATAAGTACGTAGTTGTTTATTGCCAATGTCGGTAGTAACTACTAGGGCTAGGATTGCTGAGACGCTTACAGAGAAGCATACACTAGGGATAGAAAAGGTTGTTGCGACTGATTCGTGGAGAGTTGGAATCACGAGTAGGGAGAAGAAGTTGGGGAGGATTAACATATCGGCGGAGATTTCTAGGAAGATACAGGATGAAGCAATTGCGTATGCAAGGAATAAGGGTATACCGTATCTACCTGGTATAAATGGTATTGCTTGGAAGTTATTGAGATTGAAGTGGCTTGGGTATACAGACCAGATAAACGTGGTAATGCGTACTGTGCCAGCTGAGTGGAGGGACTTCTTAACACAGATTATGGAAAATATACAGATGGAATCAATGTACAGTGAGCTTAGGAAGGTGAGGGTATGAGCGTTGAGGTTTATAGACAAAAAATTGAGAAGGGAGGGTATAGCGCGGCTTATGAGGCTACGCGGAGGTATGAGCGTGGGGAGATTGAGGTTCTGAGCTGGTCTTCTAGGTGGGAGTCTGCGTGGTCTAAGTTTGGAGAGGCGGTTAAGGCTTTGGGCAAGATTGAGGGCGCACCTAGGGCGCTTGTAATTGCGAAAGTTCAGGAGGCGTTGGCATATATGTCTAAGCCGCTTCCGAACATGAAGCTAGCCATGGCGGCGGCGGTTCAGGCAGTGAGGGCGTGTGAGCAGTTGCCGGGTATGAACCGAGAGAGGTGTCTAGACGCGGTGGCGGGGGCGCTTGGTGTGGCTAAGGACTGGATTAGGAGAGAGATGACGGGTGGGGGCGGTGGCGGTGGTGGAGGCGGAGGCGGCGGTGGAGGCGCGGTAGTGTAATATGATGACGGTTGACCCTAAACTGCTGGCTCTTTTTTCCGACCCTCTTTTTCGATGTGTTTTTCGGGCGTTAACTAAGAGGGAGACTAGTGACATGTGCAGACAGTATGGAGACATAATAGAGAGGATTAAGAGCGGAGAGGCGACGGTGGATGAAGTGGTACAGCTAGTTGAGAAAGTTACATCTAAGCTGGGTATGGGAGGAGATAGCAAAGTGGTTGCAGATACAGTGGTTAAACTATATAATGTATCTAGGGAAATTAAGGGGGATGAGAAGATAGGTGACGTGATAAGGAGGACGATTATAGCGTTTGCGGCTATGAATGTGAATGTGCGGGAAGAGGACATAGCGAAGATTGAAGAGTATGTGTCTGAGCTGGTTAGGGTTATCGATACTGCGGTGAAGATTGAGAATGGAGAAGTGTATGTGGACAGCGATATTGTACTAAGTAGTAACTTAGATGATAACACTAAGCGTGCTATATTGGCAATGCCGCTCATGTCTTCTGTGTTGAAGTCGATATGAAGATAGTTGGGAGGGACGAGAAGAATAAGGTAATTTTTGTTGATAAGGCTGATAAGATAAGGAAAGTGAATAAGTTTCTGAAGGAGGGCTACCAGGTTGTTGAGGTTGGGACGGTGTTTTTTCTTGACTATCTCAGAATCGAGGGGTGTTCCCCAATGTTCAGGAGAGGAGGAGCGGGGCTGACGGCTCAGCACTGCGTAGTTGATTTGTGTAAGCAGCGTGATGCTAAGTACAGCGATGGGTCTGAGGTGGTGGTGGTGAGGAGGACGCCTTATAAGTTCTGCAGGTCGTGGATATGTGGAATATTTGACAGGTTTTTTGCTAGGCTGGGGATTGTGTGGGATAGATGCATCGAGTCGGTGGATGCAGACATTGCGTATGTTGACAGGTACAACGACCACGACACAGAGCCGGTGGCTGTGCTTTTTGGAGGGTCTTCTGATGGTAGTTTGGCGCTTCTGCATAGTGATGTGGATGTAGATTTGAGGGGGAGGAGAGTGAGGATAATATCGTATGACTACTATGAGAGGAGGGAGGTGGAGTGGGAGGACGTGGTGAGGGGGAGGGGCGTGTTCTTGGTGTATATGTCTGAAAACATGGCCGCGTGGTTTGATGCGTACTACATATATCCGGCGGCTGTGTTTGTCAAGCCTGGGTTTTCGGGGTCTAACGTGTTTTTTGCGGCGTAACGTTTATAAATAAGTGAGATACTAGCTGTCATGATTAGGAACTTGGGTAGTAACGCGGTGGCTGGGATGGTGCTTGGGGTTGCAGCCGCAATTGGAGACATTATGTATTACGGTATGCCGCCTATATACGACATATTCTCTGGACTTGGCAGATTTGGCAGGGGCGTGTGGAAAATCGCGCTGGGGTTCGTGCTGGGGTTTGTGGGGCAGAGAGCGCCGGTGCTTCAGAGCATGATGTTTCCTGAGCGTATGTTTGTGGCTGGAGTTGTCGACATAACGAGGTCAGCTGTAAGTAAGGCTATGGGCGAGGGATTTGCTGTAATCACTAAGGACGGCCAGGTGAAGACTGAGGAGTCCGACAGTATTACAGTGATATATAAGCAGGTAGGTGGTGCGGTGTATGGGGCTACTACTGGCTCTGCGAGTGATAGATGGTTCTCGCCAGTGAACTACGTAGTAGTTGGGGCTAAGTACGTATATAAGGTGGTGGCGCCTCGAGAGCTTCCGACTTCTGGGGGCGGTTTAGCGTAGTAATGCCGGTTTTGGCTAAGTTTGGTACTACGGTTTTTTTCAGTGGGTGTACCCTGTTCTGTGGGGATAAGTTAATGGGGTGTTGTAGTGGCTCTGTGGAGTGTGGGGGCAACGTTAGGTGTGTATTCAGTAATGCGGAGTTGAGGCTTGTAGAGGATGGGTTTGTGGATTCAGATGCGGGAGTGGTGGGTATTTTGAGAGACGTGGGTGGTTGGGTGGAGAAGATGGAGTTTGAAGATGGTGTAGTTTATGTGTACAAGACTAATGTAGGCGGAAATGGGGTATTTGAGCCTATGTACATATACGGAGAGAATAAGGCGCATATCCCAGTTTTGCTGGTAAGTGTGTCGAGTGAGATAGGGGCGTATGGTAACGATTAAGCAGATTGCGGCGTTTATTGCAGGTGTGGGGTGGGGCGCGGGATACATAGATGTTGTGCCGGCATTGGCGTTTATAGGTGGTTTATATATTGGCAGTGAAGATGCAATGATTATAGCCGCTGGGTTTGTTGGGCTTTTGGTAGGGCTGATATTGGTGCGCAGAGGCGCCGCGGGGGCTGGTACCCAGAGAGCTTCTGCCTAATTTTGTCCCAGTCGTTGTATAGCTTAACCACCTCTTTTGGGTCTGGTCTTCTAACCGGTTTTAGCGGGTTTTTGTGGGTGAATATTACTTCGTCGTGTATGTAGCCGTATTTGTCTGAGTAGAGAGCCCATACAAAGTCAAGGGCGTATGACGTGTATTCAAATAGGTATGGCATTATCTCTTCTATGAAGCCACGCCTAAACGCAATTAGGGGCTCATTTGTCATCGGTATTGTTTCTGTGTTTTCGAATACGGTGCACCACATAAGTGAGTTTTCATGAAATGTGACGTAAGAGGAATATATTTTGACGTATGGCAGTGGTTCGTGGGGGGCCGATGCGAATGTGGGGTATCTGCACAGCACTTCTGGGTCTCGTGTAAACGCGTTGTGTGAGTCGGATGTGATTATGCAGTCGTGTCCCTGTTTATAGGCGTATTCGATGCCAGTTGCCCTGGCGCCGCCTACGTTTGGCATCTTTTCCTTAAGCTGGACTACGCGGGGGAGGAATGACAGTTTGTGCGTCAGCTGGGGCGTGACTACTATTATGTCGTGTTTGTACTCGAGGAGTGTATGTATTGTCTGTAGTAGCAGTTTTAATGGGTCGCGCGGATGCCAGGGTATAACGACGGCGGACATAAGTATATATTTGTGGGGGTTTTTATTTCTGTGATCTACCGTGGTAGGTGTTGGTATACGTATGACTTCGTGGTGACGTATAAGTTTTTTGGTACTGACCGTTATGTCGGTTATACGGGGTATAAGGTGTGTGACCCGGCGGTTGCTAATCCGACGGTTCAGATATCAAGTGACGTGGGGATTTTGTATAATAAGCAGGCTCCTGACTTAAGTGGATATACGGATTACTATGGTGAGGAGGTGTCTGTAGGTAATGTTGATCCGAGTTGGGTTGAGTTCTATATTGTGGAGGAGAACTTTAGGTTTAGGAGTGATCCGGGTGATATTCCGCCTCAGCCGGGTATAGACATTACGTGGATTGGGGCTGATTCAGCTAGTGCGTCTTTTGGGCTTTCTACGTCTAGCTCTTTCGGTATAGATATACTGTATTATTGGCATAACTACTCTGGGAGTGCTATATACGTGAAGGGGGAGCTGTATAGGTCTGGGACTAAGATATGTGAAAACTCGGTTCAGGTAAACAGTGGGCAGAGTAATGTGTTGTTGAGGCTTAACTGTGATACGCCAGGTAGTGACGGCGAGATTAGGATGTATAAGTCTAAGTGGTACGTAAGTGTGGATGGAAACACGTGGTATCATGTGGAGACTAAGTGGAATTCGGTGTATTACTATGCGCCGGGTAAGGTTGTTGGGGATATTGTGTTTAGGCCTAACCCAATTATATACGGTATAGAGAACTACACGGGTAAGCAGTATAGGAACTATGGGCAGGCCGGTGTGAATTATGAATACATACTTATGCTGTGTAGTATGGATCCTAATACTCATCAATTGGTGGATGATAAGGGGATTAGTTTGGTATCTGTGGAGAATAAATGTAGGTGGATGACTGGTACGGATACGTATACATTGGGTGTTAAGAGCCGTCAGCTGACTCTGGATGGTAATGCGTATAAGACGGTTAATGTGTATGGGTATGGTGATGGTAAGGTGTGGAGCGTCCAGAGTAAGAGTGGATACAACGTGTATACAATAAATGCGGATAATGCAGTTGTTGTTTCTATGATGGGTGACTATGCCTTTGATTTTGTGAATGGTTCTAAGGATGTTGACGTGTCTCAGGCGTATCAATATAAATTGTTATGGCTTAGGGGATGGGGTGTGAAGAATCTGAGTGAGTACTTTGCAGGCTATATTGTAGATGGTTCTCAATATGTGAGTAGGTATGATAGGAATTATGTAACTATATACTTTGACAGTGCGTATAGTGGGTCGTTTATAGTTGAGAAGGATGGGCAGACTGTGCACAGCACGAATATTAACGTGCCTGCGGGTGGTACGTATCAGTATGGGCCACTATCGGGTGGCGAGTGGATTGTAGACTTGAGTTGGGGCTCAATAGCGTCGTTTAAGCTTCTGAAGAGTGGAATATCGTTAACTCTGACTGTGCAACCGCTATAAGTTTATAAATCAGTATATAATTTGGGACATGGTTAGGCCTCCAATTAAGTTTAAGCAGATTGCGAGGCATGACTTCGACAGTGATCCTGGGTATACTACGTTTGAGACTTATGGATCTCCTGGTACGGTTTCAATAAGTGGTGGGTACTATACATATACGTATGGATCTGGTAACTATGGATACGTAGATAGGTGGTATAATGTAGGTAGGGCGTTAGAACCTAGGCTTATAATTGAGTTTAAGGCTAATGTTGGTAGTGGTGGTCATGTTGGTGTTGGGTTTAAGCTTGATTCGTCTGGTACTAGGGCGGTTTGGTTGATACTTGATACGTATGCAAACGTTAGGAAGATTGAGTATCATGTTGCGCGTGGACAGGATACGGTTGTATATAGGGTGACTGGTGTTACTGCTAATAAGTGGTATTACGAGAGGTTGATAGTTACGGGTAAGAACGTTGCGTGGTATGAGAGTACTGATGGTGCTACGTGGACTAAGATTTGGCATGGTTCACTGCCTATTGATCCACGTCGGAGTGACAAGATTTATGGTATTGCAATAACTACTGGTAACGCAAGTGGTTATACTGGTCAGCATCAAATTGATTATGTTGAGTTATCGTATTTTGGTGGTTTTGGTTATAGGGATTTGAGGAAGGTAGCTAATCCAGATGGTACGTGGTATAAGGATTCTAATGGATACTACTATATAGTTGCTACATTAGCTGGAGTTGATATTCCTGGCGCCGCGGCTGGTATTATACGTGCTTCTAATCCAGCTGATACGTCTACGTGGCAGTTATATACGGTAGTGATGTTTAAGGATGAGAATGGAAATGTATGGGGCCATCATGCTGGATGGGTGCTTGTAGATGGTACATCTGCTAGGGTGTATATGTCTTTATGGGGTGATTTTGATATAGCTAATGATGATGGAATTGTTGCAGTAGATGTGCAATTATCTACGTTACTTGTAAATGATTTTGTTGTGTTGAGTTATAATAGTACGACTGATACTAAGCGTGGTGGGAATGATCCTGCTGTAATATTGTATAATGGTACATGGTATTACGCATATTCTGATAACAACTATGTATATTTGTTAAGATGCAGTTCAAAGCCGAAACTACCAAATGAATGTACACGGGTAACTTCGGTATCTTATGGTTCTGCTACTGAGGGAGGTGTATTCAATATTCACAATGGTGTGCCTAAGTGGTACTTCGTATATGGTGGTAGAGGTACTTGGTATAGGTATTCACTAGATGGTACGCTAGAGACATCGTATTCAATACCCACTGGATATAGAATATCTCACCCAACTGGATTCCCAACTAATTATATATTAATATTCTCATCGGCTGATGTAGATGGTATACCATTTAGTTTTGGTGACGCTACTGTAACTACGGTAGATCCATCATTCTACAATGAGCGTATTAGGACATATCTTACGCTGACAGTAACACCGTTATAAGTTTAAAAATATGGGTAAGTCTGTTTTTACTATGAGTGTTGATCCAACGCTTAAGGTTGTTGCGAGGCTTACTGATTCAAGTGGTAATCCATTGAGTGGTAAGACTATATATTTCTACTACAGTACAGATGGTTCTACGTGGATTTTTCTAACTAGTGCAACTACTGACAGCGGTGGGTATGTGTCTACTACGTATGACGCTACGTCTAAGACGTGGTTTAAGGCGGAGTTTAGGGGAGATAGCCAGTATGATCCAGCTAGTGCTACGGCTGTGTGGGAGCCGTCTGGTGGTCAGACTACTCAGCCTAGTCAGTGTCAGCCGGTTATTAAAACTGGCATCAGCGCATTGGATAACGTATTGTTCTGTGTAGGCAATTATGGAATCACGTTGTTGGTTATTATTATAGCATTTTTCGTGTTGTTGCTGTTGCTTAGGAGGTGATAGGTGAGATAAATTTATAAAGACGCGTTTTTTAGATACATATGGGCAGTAGACAGGTTAGGCTTACGGCGGTGTTGAAAGATAGTGGTGGCAGCCCGATTAGTGGAAAGACAATTTCGTTTGCATATAGGGCGTCTGGTGCTACTACGTGGACTAGTGCGGGTACTGCAACTACGGGTACAGATGGTTCGGCGTCTGTGACTGTATCACTTACCACTCCTGGTACGTATGACTTTCAGGCGTCTTTCGCGGGTGACACTCAGTATGAGGCTGCTAAGGCGACTGTTACTGGCTATACGGTTAAGGACGTGACGTCTATAACGTTGACAATAACGCCACTATAATTTTTAAATTGGGTAGTTTTTTTTCTATGGATAATCTTTGGATATATGCAGGTGCTGGATTCGCAGGATTTCTGTGGGGAGCTGGTACTATAAGAGGTGAGGTGGCGGTTTTTGATGTCATATGGAATAACGACCGTCACAATAGTTAAATATTAAAGTGTTATATATGTCACATGGTGAATATAGATGAACAGTTTGTGAAACGGTATGTGTTACCTGCAATGGCTGGACTGATAGATGGGGGTGGGTGGGTTGACAGGAGGTTGGCGTTTGCATTCGTGGCTGGTATATTTACTGTATACTGGGATTCATGGGTTGCAGTGGACGCGCTTATTGGGTATTTCATAGGCGAGGCGATTTTGGATAGAAGGAGTTCATGAAGGCATTTCTTTTGAACACGTTTTCTGTGGGGACGCTGTGGTGGGGCGTATTGGGAGAGCCTACAGATAGAGCATCATATCCACTAATTATTTGTGTAAGGAGTGGAGGGAGCGTGGTGGCATCTAATCAGATGGCGTATGACGGGTGGGGTTTTGACAAACCTGTTAAAATTACATACATAGACATAAGCGGTTTAAGTGATGGAGAGTATGAGGTTACAATTGAAAACGACACTGGATGCAACGGTCAATTTATTATGGGAAGGTGGTATGTACTTCTTAACAAAAGCGCGCTGTCAGTAGTATTCAATGGGGCGAGTCCATGTAGGTCTTTTGCAGCTATTCTGTACAATAATAGATTGTACTACTGGTATAGAGAGGGGTGCACGGCTTTTGTACATCCTGGGAGTACTGCCCTTGTGGAGTTTGTGGATTCAGTGGGGAATGGGTATGTTGATTTGAAGACGTGGAATACGGGGGAGCTTGTAAATCCAAATGTAAAGGTGCCGTTTTGGTTCTCATTTGACATAAATATAAGTGGAGACCCATATATGGTATTGGGTACACTTTTAAACATACCTGGAATGAAGATATCATATAGCGTAGTTGACAGCAATACAATTAGAGTGTATGTGTATAAAGATAGTATAGGTCTACCAATTATAGCAATAATTGCGCTTATAGGGGCAGTAGCGGCTAGCATTTTCGCAGTGGGGTATCTAGTAAACAGCATTTCAAACTTAGTAGTTAGCCAAAGTAAAGCACAAACAATACAAACACTAACAAGCGAATACCACAGAATTGCATCTATGATGCAGAGCGAGTTGAGCGCGTGTACAGATGATACGTGTAGGGCAAACGTATTTGCAAAGTACGGCAGTTTACTAACTTCTCTATCGTCAACAATAGGCCAGGTATACGCTACTCAAGAAACAACATGTAACGGTATTGTAGTCGCTGGCATGTGTATACCTTGGTGGGGGTGGTTGCTGGTTGGGTTGTTCCTAGCGCTTTTGCTGAGGCGTTAAATTTTTAAGTGGATTGTAGTGTAGGTGACATGTTTGTTAGAAACGTGGTTGCTTGGGTGTTGCTGTCGTTTCTAGGGGGTCTGATAGTGTCCATTATTCCTGTCCAGCTTGACTGGCACAGGACGTTTGTGCTGTCGGCGGTGGTTGCTATACTGGTTGGGGTGATTGCCGCTCTGATAGGTGCTGGGCCGTTCAGCGGTGTTGCGTCGTTTGCACTGATTAGCGTTGTAAACCTTCTTCCAGTCCAGGGCTTTTTGGCAGGTGCGTTGGGGGCTTCTGTATATGTGAATTTGGTGGGGATTCTGTTCAACGTGATAGCGGTGGTTGCGATGGAGTTTGGCAAAGAGGCGAAACAGCTGGCTAGGTAATGGACTTAGTTTTTTTCATATCCCTTGTAGTTTTTGGGTACTGGCTGTCGGGGTTTATAACGAGGAGGTATAAGGCGCTTAGTGTGCCGTATGCTACTGACTCCGCCCACTTTGCTCTTGGGATGCTGGCGTCTACACTTGATGCGTATAAGATGTACGCGGTTATTGTAATGTACTTGGTATACCAATTTGCGTCGTACATAGTGAAGAGGGATACAGTGGACAAGGACATAGCAGTGTTTCTGTCAGGGTACGTGTCTGGGATAGTGGGCGGGGCATGGCTTCTGTAGTATTTATAGACAGGAGCAATGGAAAGGTGTTGGGGCAGTCGGATGTGTATATGACTAACATGGTGGCGCTGTATGGCAACGGGTGTGTATTTGCGTTGAGTGTTGATGATAAGCTGTGGGAGCAGATATATGTAAAGTTTGAAGTTGCAAAGGATGTGAAGTATATGATTTGGGGCGACTTTGGGGAGATTAGGTTTGACAACTATTCAGTGGTAATATTGGCGCCAAGTGAACTGATTACTGAGGTGGTGTATCACATAAAGGACAAGGTTAAGAAGGTGTATAAGGTGATATATGAAAAGGAGGTTAAGTCGTTGTTGTAAAGTATTTAAACTGTGCAGTACACATCTACATGGCTGTTAACCCTGTTGAAATTGATAGGGATGAGGCGTTTAGCTTGGAGGAGGTTAAGTGGGTTTTGCTCGAGGTTGCTAAGGCTGAGCTTGACGCGGTTGAGGAATATAGTCAATTCCTTAGATATACTAAAGATGAAAAGGTTAGGAGGGTTTTAGAGTATATTATTAGGGATGAAATGGAGCACTTTGCTCTTGCTGTAAATGTGCTTATGCAGATTGACCCGGCTTTTGCCACAGAGGTAAGAAAAGTTTTAAAGTAGAAGTGGTATTGCACCTATGGATGAAGTAATTGATAAGCTGAAGTCGATAACTGATAGGCTTCTGAAGATAGTTGAAGCTATACTAGGCGTTGAATGCATAAGTGAGGATAAGTATAGGGAGGTTCAGAAGGCGCTTGAGGAAGTTGCTAAGAACCTTGAGGACGCGGCTAGTAAGCTAGAGGATTGGTATAGGCGTGTAGTTGGTGGCGGCACTAATGTCGCTAGGAGATAGGGTGCTTAACCTCTCAAAACGGATAAAGCAATACGTAGATTTTTTATACCCCGTATACGTCCCGACGTATACCCCTAAGACTGTGGCCGAGTATACGTTTGATGATATATACAACGTTGTAATGAGCAGTGGGGATATTGGGAGGCCTGACTACTGGCAGGCGTTGGACAATAGGTACTGGGTTACAACGGTAGACGACTTAAGGGAAATAGTATCTCGTGACTGGACTAAACACAGAAGATATATCGATGACAGGTTTGACTGTGACAACTTTGCACTTCACTTTGTGGCTAGGATAAACGCTATGTATGGGTTGAACTCTGTCGGGATAGTAATAGACTACGACGCGGCGCATGCGTACAACCTAGCCATAGTTATTGATGGTGGCAATTTGCGTAAGGTTGTCATAGAGCCTCAGACAGGTGAAATATTGTACAGGCCTGATGGTAATCTGCACAAACTACAGAACTGGGTACTGATTCTGTGATTGTAAAGGGTTTATCTGATCGTTTCTTTACAGTTGTACGTAAAGGTAGGCCTGCTCTAGTGCTTTCTGGACTGGCTGAAGTGGTAATATGTATTACAGAAGATCGCCGTCTAACTCGCCGAGTAACTCGCCCCATCATCATCATCATCAACAACCCCCCCCCT